AGGGTAGGGGAGTACAGCAATTTTTACAATGTAAATAGCAACATATACAATTTAGTGTATGGTATAATATAGACAATGACAACATTACTCTTGATGGTGAGAACCTGATGGGCTTTCCGAGGATGACATCATCGGCAGTATTAAGTTGCCTGGTAGTCTTGCAAATACTCTGAACATTTTACAAGAAGGAGACTCAACAAATGGAAATGCGTAAATTCGTTATCGAGATTAACCCGGATGGCACACTGACATGCTGCGAATATGAGGGCCCCAAGGATGCTGTCAGAGCAGCAAATGGCCGTGCATGGTTGGCCGGTTATCAGCAGGCCGTTGCGCATTGCAATGAGCAAGTTAAAACGCTTGAAGGGATTAACGGAAACAGTACAGCGGCTAGTTTAATGTATCAGGGTGCCGCTTATGTACGTGATGGGGTCGTCAAAATGTATCAGAAGTATTGCAAAGATGCCGCAGGCGACCCCCGACGTAAGTGCCCCGACTGCGGGTGTTGTTGCGATTATGGCTCCGCGTGCTGCGACTTGAAAGGTGGCAATATAGACCATCCAGGCGGGTGCAAAAAATTGTAAGTCGAAACGGCCTCCGGGCCGTCTACCGGGACTGCCCGCCCGGTACTGATGAGACAGGGCACATACTGAAAGGAGTTTTGTATTATGTCCGAAGCAATGATGAAGTCCGAAAACAATGGTGTTATGATGGTGTCCGACGTGATGAACACTGGTGTCGGGTATACTGATATGAACCTTTTGGACCGTTCTGCCGCGGTTGCCTTCTACAATGCCACGAGCAACCCCGTCAACAAGCTTAAGGAGCATGTCAATGAGGTTCTGTCGCTGGTTCATGTCTCTGTGGAGTGCGTAGAGGTCAGCAAGGACGACGTCCCCGAGGGCAAAACGATTGCACCGCGTGTCGTCCTCATTACCGAGGATGGGCAGTCGTACGCCTGTGTTTCCGTCGGCGTGTATCAGTCTTTGAAGCGTATGTTCACGCTGCTCGGGACCCCTGACACGTGGGCGGAGCCGGTGAAGATCAAACCTGTGCTTATCAGCACCAAAAAAGGCCAGGTTTTGTCTTTAAACCTGGTCTGATCTAACCAATGGCCGCCGCACATGCGGCGGCCATATTTGTTATATAGGAGGCCCCATGAAAAGTAAAGATAACAGAGTATCCTTGCTGAACTGCGATGACTCCATGATATATCTTGCCTCTGCCATTGTATATAGTGGAGTCGCAACCAATGATGTGAAGTTTTTCCGCTCTGAATGGGCCAAAATCATTTTCAACGGTTTAGGCATCGAAGCGGACCCTCTGGACTGGTATTATATGATTTTAGATAGAAAGGAGCGCGAGAAGCATGGCCGTAGGCGCAGCTAAAGCAAGCGCGACCCTCAAATACAGTTCCGAGCTGTACACCCCCTATGCCTTGGAGTCTTGGCCAGATAATCAAATGCGCAAAGAGTATTCCCGACTTCGTGACATTGCGCAGAAACGTATTAAGCGCTTATCAAAAGACCCCATTAGCGGTACAAGCGACGTTTATAAAGAATTTGCTGGAGGTTTCCCGACCCTAAAAGCAATGCGCGGAGACCGCAAAGCATTGGAACAGGCGCTCGCAGATGTAGCGCGGTTTGTTCGTTCCAAGGGTTCCACCGTTGGCGGTGCACGTGAAGAGTTTAAGCAAAAAATGAAAGTTGGCGGTATTGATATTGCCGACGTGCCAAAAGATCAATACACGGCCCTATCTGAATGGTGGGAGATCGTGAAGGCATCGGGCGTGTATTACTATCCGTCGGATCAGCCTATCATGTACTGGCGCGAGAAAGGCGGCTACAACGTCAGTATTGACGATTTTGTAAAGTGGCATCAAGGTGAGGTCAACTATGGCAAAGAGTGGGACTACAGCGACGGCAGCAGCTCCGCCGACCTGCGCGGAGGTTTTGGCGGAGGCTTGTAATTATAATCCGGTTCCCTGGCTCATGGAACACTTGGATAGAAAACACACTAAAGGCAAAAAGCGCAAAACGAACAAGAAGCGCTTATATGTGGATATGCCTTGCGCATTTGATATTGAGACTAGCCGCGTGTGTGTTGACGCCGACGACAACCCCCACACCATTATGTATATATGGCAATGTCAACTAGGTTTGGATATTACCATTATTGGCAGATCGTGGGATGAGTGGTTAAACTTTATGGGGGCCATTAGTGACTATTTGCAAGCAAATAGCGGGCCACAAGGCAACTGGTATCTGTGCATGTACGTCCATAACCTTGCTCACGAATTCCAATATTTGTCGGGTGTTCTGGATTTTGGCCCGGGCGATGTGTTTGCCAGCAAGCCCCGGCGCGTTCTGAAATGTGACAATCGCGCTATTGAGTATCGGTGCAGTATGAGACACAGCAACTTGTCCCTTGATGCTTGGGGCAAGCAGCTGGGCGCACCTCATGCTAAATTGACGGGTGCTCTTGACTATTCAAAAGTGCGGTATCCCTGGACTCCCCTGACATCTACAGAATTAGCGTACTGTGTCAACGATGTTCGGTGTATTGTAGAGTGCTTGTTAATTGAGATGAAGCGAGACGGCGACGACCTGTATACGTTACCATTAACTCGTACCGGCTATGTCAGACGGATGGCCCGTGAAGCTATGTACAAATGGGGCATTAAACGGGTTAAGCGTTTATTGCCGTCGTGGGAATTGTATCAAATGCTGCGCGAGGCATTCCGAGGCGGTGACACGCACGCCAACCGCTATTATGTGGGGATGCACTTAGAAAACGTCGGCTCCGTGGATATGTCAAGCGCCTATCCTGCCGTACAGTGTGAATGTTATTTTCCTATGACTCCATTTAGGCAGGAACCGGCCACCGTAGAGCGTTTGATGCAATGTATGAGGCACGGCAAGGCGTGCCTCATGCGCTTGCAAGTAAAAGGCTTGCGCCAGCGCTTTAAGTGGTGGGGATTTCCCTATATCCCCCTTGCGAAGGTTCGGCACTGTGAAGGATACATAAACGACAATGGCCGTCTGTTGTCTGCTGAACAGTTGGAGATTACCATAACCGATATAGATTTTCGAATCATTGCCAAAGAGTATGACTGGGACGCCCTTAACGTTCTGGACCTATATACGTCCGATTACGGCAAACTGCCAAAGCCCTTGACGGATTGTGTAAAAGAGAGCTATACCGGCAAGACATCTCTTAAAGGTGTGGCCGGTCAAGATTTGTATTATGTTAAGGCCAAGGGCGATCTCAATAGCTATTACGGCATGACAGCACAAGACCCCTTGCAGCTGGACACACTTTTTGACGAGGACGACCCCGACAATCTTTGGAGTGAATGCACCGACGACCCGGAGGGCAGTTATAACGAGCATCGCCCCCACTTGTTTTTGCCTTACCAATGGGGCGTATGGACAACGGCCCACACCCGCAAGCGCCTAAAAATAGCGCAATGGGCCGCGGGCAAAAATGGCGTGTACTGCGATACGGATAGCGTCAAATACATGGGTAATATTGATTTAGCGGAGTTTAACAAATCTGTCAAACAGCTGGCGAAAGATAACGGCGCTTGTGCCACCGACCCAAAAGGCAACACTCATTATATGGGTGTGTATGAGCAGGAGCGTAGCTATGCGGAGTTTATGACGTGGGGCGCAAAAAAATACGCGACTACCTATAAAAAGGGCGGGCCGATCACTACTACCATAGCAGGAGTTAGCAAACGGAAAGGCGGTTTGGAGCTGTCCCTGTGGGGTGGTTTTGAGGTGTTCAAGCCCGGCTTTACGTTCTGTCTTGCCGCCGGAAATCAGGTTATTTATAATGACCGGCCCAATGTGCCCGATTTTGTGGTTGACGGGCATACGGTACATATAACAAGAAACCTGTGTATTTGTGATAACACCTACACGTTGGGCCTTACTGACGAATATGCAAAGATACTTGGGTACAAGATTATGGAGGTTGTCTGATGATTAAACTGTACACCGATGAAGGTTGGCCTAATTTTTCTGAAAAGGATGGCATTTTGTCCACCGGAGCATCTATTATTTTTATATGGGGCGGACGTGGTACCGGCAAGACCTACGGAGCGTTAAAGCACGTGCATCAGACCGAGGAAGAATTTCTATATCTGCGCCGCACGCCGCAGCAGGCGGAACTTATTTGCGCGTCACCCAGTATGTGGCCATGGTCTCCGTTGAATGATGATTTGCAAACGCATTACGCTCCGTTTAAATTGCCGAAAATTACCGGTCTGTATGAAGTGGGAAATGCAGGAGCCTACACGGATACAGGGGCACCCATAAAACCGGCCCAGATGTCGGGAGTTGTGGGGAGCGTTGTCACACTGGCACGTACTCGTGGTTTTTCAAGCCCCCATACCAATATAATTATTTTGGACGAGTATCAGAAAGAAGAGTCCGACTATTACCGGCGGGGCGAGGGTGTAGGCCTTGCCAACATTTATGAGACAGTCAACCGTAACCGCGAATTGCAAGGGCAAAAGCCCCTGACGCTGTTGTGTATGTCAAACGCTGTCGGCATGGCAAACCCCTATTATATGCAGTGGGAGATCACCGATACAGTCGAAAAGATGATCGGCAAGAAAGAGCGCGTAAAGCTGTTGGCCGATAAAGGGATTCTTTTGATTGATCTTGTGGACAGCCCTATTGCCAAAGAGAAAGCCAATACGGCCCTCTATAGGTCCATGACCGGAACGGACTTTTATAGGTCCGCTATTGAAAACCAGTACAGTGCGGAGGAGAAAAGCCTGGTTGTATCCCGCCCACTTCGGGAATACTACCCGCTTGTTCAAATTGGGCGCTGCTGCATCTATGAGCATAAGAGCAAACCTCTTTACTATGTTTGCCGCCACAGGTCGGGCGAGATGCCATCGTATGGGACCGGTGACTATGAGAGAAAACGTTTCAGGGCCGCGTATGGGTATATCTGGCCCGCGTATTTGCAGAGGCAGATTGAGTTTGAGCGATACTCGGATGAAATTTTCTTTCGTGAGTATTGTGGTACTTGACTTTTTTATACGGTTAGTATATATTAAAGTTAATCCCAGGTGCCCACAGGCAGCCCCCAGAAGGGGCGGGCAAGCGTCAGCCAGCGCAAGAACCTGGGATTTACTTGTATCTGTAGGGGAGGTGATGTTATATGAACGTTTATGCAGTTCTGGCCGTTCTGGTGTTTATTGGTATGGACGTTGTCAGTGGTATGGTGAAAGCCTTTTCTACCACGGGTTTCGATTCCAGCGTAATGCGTCAGGGGTTTTATCACAAACTCAGTGAAGTTCTGGCCGTGGGGTTGCTCGCCGCCGCTGATTTTTACTTGCCCATTGTGGGCGTCAACGTCGATGTGTCTTTCTCGGCCATCGGTTGCACCTATTTTGTTTTGATGGAAATTGGCAGCATCATCGAGAATATCGGAACGATCAACCCTGAATTGGTGGGGCCTCTTACTAAAATTTTTGCAAAACTCAAGGGGGATTAACCAATGGGTTGTTATATCATTTTCGCCCAGTCGATCACAAACGAGCGTGCGTTTCTGCTGGCTGACCTGTGCGGTCGTTTGAACATCGGCTATTATAGCGACTGGGAAAACGTGGCCCACACGCGGCAGTGTTGTGCCGTGGGACCTGTCACAAAAGGAGACAAAGACCAGGTCGTTAAATGCCTGGCTCATGACACATACGTTGTATTGGAGGCGACCAAAGTTGAAAATCAGTGAAAAAGCAGCCCTCGCAATGGCCGGATACACCAAAGCAGAGATCGAAGCTATGGAGAAGCCCGTGCCGCAGTCCGCGCCGCAGTCCGCGCCGCAGTCCGCGCCGCAGCCCGTGCCGCAGCCCGTGCCGCAGCCCGTGCCGCAGCCCGTGCCGCAGTATGACGGCCTCGAAACCCTGTTGCGGGAGATTTTGCAGGGCCAGCAGACCAGCGCCCAGGCAATGCAGACTATGACCCAGACGTTGCAGGCTAACGCGCTGGGCCTTGGCATCCAGCAGCAGCCGGCGGCAGATGCCGCAACGGTGACGGCCCGAATCATCGATCCTACCTATGGAAAGGAAGTGAAGTAACATGCCTCTTGGTATGGATTTTGCGGACATTGCCGCAATTTTGACCGCAATCAATAAGATGGCTACCGGCCAGGAACCGACGTCCCCCATCGTGGACACGTCTAGCTTTGTGTCTGTTGCGCAGGCCACGTTGCTGACCGGCCCCGACAACTACACTAAAGCGATTAGCCAGGTAATGGGACGTACCATTTTTGCCGTCCGCCCCTACGATGCCCCGCTGAAACGCTTGCAGGTGACGGGCGATGACTGGTCCAACCATGTGCGGAAGATCAATTTTTGCGACAGCGACCCCGTCACCGATAAGGCATGGGCACTTACGGAAGGCCAGAGCGTGGATATGTACGAAGTCCATAAGCCTAAAGTCCTTCAAACTAACTACTATGGCCAGACCAACTACAGCCGCGTGTACACGCAGGCTGATACCCAGATGGAAACGGCCTTCAAAGGCCCCGAGGAACTGGCACAGTTCTGGTCCTCGTTCGTGCTGCATCTGTCGAACCAGATCGAGGCGGACCGGCGCAACCTTGCCAACAACCTGATGGCCAACCATCTGACCGGCATGACTGTGACTAACCCACACAGCGTTGTGTATCTGCTTGATGAGTACAACGCCCAGCAGGGCACTAAACTGACGGTGCAGGACGTCTACAAAGAAGCAAACTTCCCGGGATTCGCCAAATACGCATATGGCCGTATCAACGATATTTCCCGCCTGATGAAAGAGCGTTCCATCAACTGGCATCAGAACTGGAAGATCGGCGGCACGACGTACAACATCATGCGCCACACTCCATATGACCGTCAGCACCTCTATCTGTACAGTGGCACGCAGAGCCAGATCGACGCCCGTGTGATTCCCGAGGTATTTCATGACAACATGCTGAAATACCGCGACGCCGAGCAGGTTACGTTCTGGCAGAACATCGACAAGCGCGAGACCATTTCCGCAACGCCTGTTGTGACCACTGCCGCCGGTGTGGCGTCCAAGAATGCAGCGGTACAGCTGACCAATGTGTTCGGGTGTCTGCTGGACTGGGATGCCATCGGTTACACTCCGAAGCTGTCTCGTGTGGTCCCGACTCCCATGAACGCCCGCGGCCTGTATACGAACTTCTGGTATCACTACGGATGGTCGTGGTACGATGACTTCACCGAGAACGCAGTTCTGTTCCTGATGACCTCTGGAGACGTTACCGCGCCGAGCGATACCCAGGCGGCAAAAGCCTCCACCCTGAAAACCACCACGCACAAGGACGAGGACCCCTCGAAGTCCTGACCGGCACCGGCGGGCATCTGCCCGCCGGTTATTTTATAGGAGGTGCAAAATGCAAGCTACCTTTTATCAGTTTGCAAAGCGCACAAACAGCACAAAGCGGCCCAGCGGTGGGCAGGGGTTCGGAATCGACCTTAAAGCCCCTTGTAACATTATCAACCCCGAAATCAAGATTTCAACACAGAGTGACCCGACGGGATATAACTATTGCTATCTGCCTACATTCAACCGGTATTACTGGGTGAAGAACTGGACATATTCGGACGGCATTTGGAATGCGTCGCTGACCGTTGACACCCTTGCAAGCTGTCGCGACCAAATCGGCAATAGTACGGAGTATGTCACAAGATCGTCTGCGCAGTATGATGGTACAATTTCAGATGGACTTTACCCGGCATCGGCTAAAGTGCAAAGTGTAACAACCGCTTTTCAAGGTGGCTTTGCGGAAACAATTAGCGGGGGATTTTTTGTTATTGGGTTTATAGCCAAAGCTGCAAATTCCATTGGCGCCATTACCTATGTAGTAATGACCCCTACAAATGCTAAAAAACTATCTGCTAAATTGCTGACTGATGTGTCATATCTTAGTATTGATAATGCAGAAATTAGCGATAGTTTAACAAAAGTACTTTTTAATCCGTATCAGTATATCGTAAGTTGTAATTACTTTCCATTTGACATCGCCAAAATCACCGCACATTTACCGCTTGTTTCAAGGGTAGATGTCGGGTGGTGGTCGATAGACGTTCCATGTTGGATTTTGGGAGAAGACAATAACAATTTAACAAAATCGGTAAGTGTGGGTATCCCAAAGCACCCACAAGCGGCAAGTCGTGGAGGTTATTGTAATGCACCCCCGTACACGGACTACACTATCTTCTTGCAGCCCTTCGGAGTAATTCCCCTCGACGCATCTAAATTGTGGGGCGCCAGCACATTGTCTATACAATATGTGGTAGACCTTTTCACCGGTGACAGTATCTTACGTATATTTACCGATTCGAATCAGCTAGTACACGAGACAACCGCTAAACTCGGGGTACCTATTCAACTTTCCAATATTACATTTGATATACCGTCGGGCAGCGGAGGCTTGCTGCAAACGGGTATTGCGGCAGCGTTCGGAGGTATCCAGGCAGCATTATCCGGGGGTTCTTTCTCAGACGTCGGAAACGGTATTTTAAATGCTGCACAGGCAACTAATGCAGATGTAGCGAGCAAGGGCGCAACGGGGTCCACAATAGCTTTTGATACAATCCCTTATATAGTTGCCCGTTTTAAAATTCTTGTAGACGACAACAACGATGACCATGGGAGACCCTTATGTCAGCGGGTGCTAATATCCAGTATTCCGGGGTATATTATGGTTGACGATCCCGACATCGCACTAGCGGCGACAGCAGAAGAAATCGACAGTGTCAAAAGTTATATGAAGAATGGTTTTTTCTATGAGTAGGAGGCATAAACAATGGCAGTATATAAACAGTGTATTACTGATGTATCGCCAATCAGAGTGACAGCCGGTTATCCGGCGTACCCGGACGGAAGTCCCCACCGGGGCATTGACACAGTACACGGAGACCATAAAGCGTACGCGCCCGAGGCGGGCGTTGTGGTTGTGGCGCAGCACTGGAATGGAAGTACCTCGGGCGATCAGTCGTGGGGCAACATGATTAAAGTCAGAATGTCCGACGGCACCACATGGCGAGCTGCGCACTTTGCCTCACAGATTTGGAACGTTGGCGACACGATCACAAAGGGGCAGTTTATTGGCACACAGGGAAAAACCGGATACGCAACGGGCATTCACACGCATTGGGAGTACGCCGATGCAGCCGGAAACCTGAGGGACCCGTCCAGCATTATCAGAATCCCGAATCAGGTGGGCACATGGGATGTAGAATGGGACTCCGGCGGAGGCCCGGGTCCCGGGCCGTGGCCCACCGGTAAGTTGCCGGTATGGCTGCTGTTTAAGATGGCGAGGGGAGGTCGTCTGTTGTGAGTGCTCCCTATAGTTACGAACAAATTAACGCTCATGTGTCCCCAGTGACGCCCTCCGTAATGCACACAAAAGGTAATAGCCTTTCATATTTTTTCCGTAAATATCTGTTTCTTGAGGCCGTGTCAATGGTACGGTGGACATTGCCCGAAACATGGCCCAGTAACCGCTTGCAATATCTTGTTTTCGGGTCTGGTGGTGTTACGGTGTTCAATACTGACCGCTATGGCCTGGTATATGACCGAATGGGATTAACCGGCATTAACATTTTTTACAATCCCACACACTCCATCATTGCAAACCCTTTTATTAAAGGGTCCCCGTATTTGCAAATCGGAAAACAATGCGAGATCATCAATTTGCAGCCCGATTACCGGGGCATGGTGGATATTGTGGCATATTATGGGGATATGATGGCCCTTGCTGCCCAGACCATCCAGAGCAATTTAATTAACAGCCGATTGGCGTATGTGTTTGCCTCTGGTAACAAGGCCGGTGCAGAATCTTTTAAAAAGATGTTCGACCAGATCATGCAGGGCGACCCCGCCGTTTTTGTGGATTCCTCTTTGCTCAAAGCGCCCAAAAATGGGGCATCCGGGCAAGCCCCATGGATGTACTTTGCGACAGACCTTAAAGGGAACTTTATCACCAACGAACTGTTGGCAGCCCTTAAAACCATTAAAGCCCTGTTCGATACGGAAGTAGGCATCCCCAACACAAACACAAGCAAGAAGGAGCGGATGCTGACCGACGAAGTCAACTCTAACAACGTTGAGACAGCCGCCAAAGCGTCGCTATGGTTGGACAGCTTACAGCGTGGGTGTGAGCGGGTCCACAAGCTCTTTGGAATTGACAAATCTACTTTATGGGTCGATTGGCGTTTTCCGCCCGACACTGGGGCGCAGGAGGTGAACAACGATGCACGCAACATTGAGCTTTAACGGCCTGTTGGCAAGATTCCCGCAACTGTTCGACGACTTGAAAGTCCCTGACAATGTCTCTAAAGACGCTGTTTGCAATCAATTACTGTTTGATACGCTGGAATTGGAGGTATTATACGCGGACGGCCCCACTATGCGCAGGGCGCTGGGCGTCTATTCTGAAACCATGCTTCCGAGCTGGACCCGGTACGCCGAGGCGCTGGGCCTTAAATACGACGCTTTGGCATCCGATGACCGAATCAGAACCGCCGACCATGCAGGAACCAGCGGCGGCACAATTAACCGCACTAACGGCGTGAAGGGAACTACCACAAGAGCGCCTAACCTGACTACCACCGGCCAGAATAACGGCAGTGACATCACAACCCGGGACGTCACGGGGTTCGACAGTGGGGCATTACAAACTGCGGAGAGGAGCACAACGGCCCTCGGTACTGGGAACACTATTACCAGCAGCGGCACGGACACGACCACCACCGATCAGACAACAACCGATGACAATGTCTCGGAGTTACACGACGGCTACAATGACACCGTGACCGAGAAGGGCCGGGCAGGGCGAGACCCGCAAGACCTTATTGCAAAAGAATTGACCCTTGCAATGGATAATGCAGTTCATAAAATCGTTACGGACATCCGGGCAAATTTTTGTTTGCTGGTATATTAAGGAGATGCATTATATATGAATATTAATCCTATTCACGGAGCGCCCTACACCAATTTCCATGACCTCAATCTTGATTGGATTATTGAGGTGCTGAATGAGTTTAATACCAAACTGACAAACTTTGTCAGTCTGGCTACAATCAAGTATGCGGACCCCATCCAGTGGGACATTACTAGCCAGTATGAAGCAAACACCGTTGTAGTGGATAGCAAGGGCAACGCATATCTTTCCGTGCAACCGGTGCCGTCCGGTGTGTCTCTGGATCGTGTGGAGTTCTGGACAAAAATTGGCAATTTCGATGAGCTGTGGGCCGATGTGAAAAAAGCCATCACCCCCAACGATGAGGGCCACAGCCCCACCGCGACAGCTGCAAGAGCTGTCAACGATCTTGTGTGGGTCAACGGGGCGCTTGTACGTGTCACTAGAGCAATGATCGCCGGTGACGCTTATGTGCCCGGCTCAAACTGCGTGAGCAGCTCCACAAATGAAGTTCTGCACTACCTTATCACTGCATTTAATGAGGGCTTGAGCGCAGAGAAAACGGCTCGGGAGAATGCAGACACGCAGCTACAGACGGCTATTGACGCAGAAACAACGGCCCGGGAGAGCGCCGACACCCAGCTACAAACGGCTATTGACGCGGAGACAACGGCCCGGGAGAACGCCGACACCCAGCTACAGAAGACGATCAACGATGAGACACAGGCGCGTATTGCGGCAGATGAAAAATTAAAAAAACAGATTGAGAATGTATCATCTACTGCATTTGCTAACGTTAAGGACTACGGGGCATTAGGCAACGGCTTAGCGGATGATACGGAGGCAATTAAAAAGGCTATTGCGTCCGGTCTTCCACTGCTTTTTCCGGATGGCACATACAGTATTGCGCAGGACGTCACACTGACCGGTGCCTACTTTGCGTACAAAGCAATGGTGATTGCGTCCGGATGTACAGTAACGATCGCCGCACCGATTGCCGGTGCTAGCTGTCATTTCCGCAAAGCAAACAGTGGCGCGATCAAGATGACAGATAGCGTTGTACTGGTTGACTGGTTTAACTATGAAGGCGATTTGGGATCTGCTCTCAGCGATTACCTCTTAAATTATGAGGGTATAGTAAAGTTTGGTCGTCCTGCTACATATGCTGGACTTAGTACTGATACTACTTACGTTGTAAGTGATAATATTTATCTGCAACCGCACACAACATACGATTTGCAGGGGTGTGTTATTAAGCTTACTACTGCCAACAGCAGATTCATTTTTAACGGTAGTAATACCGCCCATGTGGAGCGCACTATCTTTCGCAATGGCGTTATTATCGGTGCAACCGATGATGTAGACGCGGCTTTTAATTCGGAGTATTCTGAGCGATTCTTCATTGAGGATATGTTTATAATCGGGTGCCGCAAAGTGCTAGAATGTGCGCATACTATCAATATACAGGTGCGCAATATTATACATGATATTGCACTTGAAACCTCTAAGCCTATTACAAGTTATCATTTAGGAGAGAGTTCCACGGGTGCGACTGGTATCTCCGGCAACGCCTCTTTCCGCGCAGAAAACTGCATTTCTAGCCTTGGCAGTGCTACCGGGGATCGATGGATGTTCCTTGCTGATTCTTCCAACGATATTAGAGATATTTATATCAGCAACTGCGAATGCAGCAATTCTAATGGCATATGGATTAACGCCTCCACTACACCATCAACGGTCTGGGACATTCTGATTGATGGGTTCATTGCAGACCAGTGCCCGCATACCGGTATCTACTTAACAAATTGTCTTTATGGCGCAGTACATATTATAAACAGCTATAGTAACGCACCGTCATACGGCATACGCCTAGTAAAATCAACGGCTGTCATCAATACATGTCAGTTCCTTGCTACGGAACCCATGAATGGTATTTACATCGAGGGGGGGTGTAGGGCGGTTTCTATCAGTCATTGCACTTTTATTGATGTATCGCGTCCGATTCAAATCTCAGACGGCATAGGGACCATCGTAGACGATATCACGGTCGTGCGCAAAACCCTGCACGGAGAAAACGCTCCGGCTGTATTTGTCGGCTCCGAGTGGTGCTTTATTACCCGACTTTCTGGATGGGATATAACACCCGCATACACAGCAGGTGTTCAGTTTGGTGCGGGCAACTGTACGTTTGGTTTTATTAACGGCTTTGACCCTACAAAGTATTCAAAACTAGGAGCACCTACAAACATTACGCAAATTTCCACTGCTGCTATTTAAACACAACAGCCCCCTCGACAGGGGGGGCTGTTTATTGTATATGTTGCTGTACTCCCCTACCCTACCGAGTGCAGAGGGATTTTCTTAATAGATATGTTAGCATTGCCTAACTACTATATTTTGTGTCTATTGACATTTTGCACAAAGATTGGTGCGTTGGGGAAGAAAATTTTGTGCAAAATGTCAATAGACACAAAATATA